CCCTTTGCGGGGAGAACGGGTGCATCGGCAGCACGATGCCGAAACGCTCACAGGCGGCTGCGATGCTGGATCGGTGCATGCCGTAGTGTTCGGCTGTTAATGTCAGATGCCATCCGCGATCTTTGGCGGCTTGGATCATGTCGCGGGTAATCAGTCGTCTCGGCGGTGCCATTCGGCTTGGTCCTTTATTCTGTTGATGGTGTCTAGATTTTGGCGGGCCATATACTCAATCAGCAAAAGCTGCTCCTCAGTCACCCACCACGCAGGCAACTTGACGTAGCCTGCCAACCTCAACGCTCTCGCGCCGGGGCTGTTGGATGGGTCACGGGGCATTGCTTTTCTCAATCGTCGCTAGAGCCGCAAGCGCGTCGAGGTAGTAGGTGTGGGCCATGTAGTCGCCCTTAGCCCTGTCGCGGATGGTCTCGAACCAATCCACCGCCGCCGCCAGCTTGGCTTCCAGTTCTTCGATGCGATCAAGTCTGGCATCGGTTCCGCTTGGTTCACTCATGTCTTCTCTCCCTCAATCTCGGCCAGCGTGGACAGCAGCTTCCTGCGAACGCTCACCTCGAAAACGTCTGGCCTCTTGTAGCGTGTTGGCATCTCGTCGAAGGCTTTAAACGCTTGCAGCGCCTCCACCGCCTTCGCCAGTTCGGCGGTCAGGGCTTCGATCTTCTCCCCGTTGATAACGTCGAGATCGTCCATAAGTTTGACCTTGGCGGTCAGGGCTTCGATGCGGTCGGCATCAGTAACCTTGTTGCAGTTTGGGCACTCGGCTTCGAGATACATGCAGCCGCACATGCAATGCTTCACCAGTTCTTCGTCAGTCATAGTCCTTCACCCCATGCTTCTCGATGTCCTTGAGCATCAGCATCAGCGCCTTCTGCACGTCCTCGACGCTCTCCCCGGTGACTTGGATAGGCTCGTCGGTCCATGCTGGGCCATCGTCCATCTCGTAAAGTTCGTGGATGGCGTAGTAGTATTCTCCGTCCACCTCGTTCGGTCGCGCCAGCTTGTGCCGCATCAGTTGGTAGTGCCAGTGGCTCATATCAAAACACTCCTGACCTTCTTCTCAAAGTTTGCCTGAGCGGCATCGGTGGCTGACAGAACGTCAACGTATTGGTCCAACGCAATGCCGCCGGGTATCCCAAGATACACGCCAACCTTGTCGTCAAAGCGGTGCAGTTCGTATGTGCCGACGATGCTATATGCGACAAGCCATAGGCCGCCAGTTGCGCCTTCTGGGATGGTCACGTCGCGCCAGATCAGGCTTTTGATTTTGACCTGTTTGCTCATTTCCGCCCCCTCTCCCAAGCTGCCCGCGACAGCCGATTGGCCAGAGTGTCCATGTCTTCGGTGCTGATCTGCCTGTTGGTAATGATGGCCCAGTAGACCAAGTCCATGAACCTCTTAGGCGGCAGCACAGAGGATGCGTTGTTGATCCCCAGCGCCGCCTCTGCCTGCACGTCTCTGTGCGGCATGACCGCCTCTCTCTTGCGCCAGAACATCATGACGCCACCTGCAACAGATCGAACATCTCCAGCGCATACAGATCGGTGTGCGGCAGCTTCATGCGGCGCAATTCGGCCTCCACGTCATTCACGTCGGCATCAATGAACTTGGCTAGTTCGTAAGATGTGGCGGGGCCGTTGGCCAGTTCCTCGCGAATAAGGTCGGCCAGCGTTTTGTCAGGCTGTTGGATCGGCCCTGCGTCCTCCAGCGAGATCGCCAGCCAAGGCGTCTTCTCCGGCTGGCTCATGTTCGGCACGATCTGCGCCATGACCTTCTGGCCGGGGCGCAGGCTGGCATCCAGCGCCAGCTTGGACGGGATGAACACGTTCTGCGTCATGTCGCTGGACAGCACGGCGAAGGTGGTGCCTGTCTGAAGGCGGTTTGTTATTACCAGTTCAGTCGGTTGCATTGTTTTTCTCCAGATATGCAAGTTGGTCTAACGCGTCGCGCTGATAGTGAAGAAGGATGCCGATCTCTTCCCCGACCCATGACGGCCTGACGCCAGTGCCGTATCTCTTTTCTAGATCGTCGATCTGCTCCTGCTTGCGGGCGATGTAAGCGCGGCATTCTTCTTTGGTCATGCTAGTATCTCCATTACGCTTGAGATGAATTCTTCCGCGACCGGGGCAGCGATGGCATTGCCGTAACCGCGCAGTCGTCCCACTCTGGCGGGAGACCCATGAGCCAGCGGGAATGTGCTGGGTTCAACTGGCCGCCACTTTCCATCCCGGCAGAAGAGCCAATCAGCATCTTGCCAGAAACCGTTAGTCGGGCTGGGCTGCACATCCAAGCCACCCTCGGCACCGTGTCGTCCCGCATCTGGCCGTCCCTCCGAAACATTGAACCCTCCAGATTGCCCGTGTCCTTGTGGTCCCGTGTCGTCGGCGTCGGCCAGCCCGCCATCAGCACGAAGTCGTTCAGGTTGTTCGACCGATCTGGGTTCTCCACCCGATCCTCCCCGCCCGATCTGAAGTCCCGCATCTGCGGCGTCGGCCAGCCCAACAAACCAGAGGCGCTGTCTGATATGCGGCGCGCCGACGCCCGCAGCGCACAGATCAGCAGCCCCGAAGGCGTAGCCCGTTGCTTCCATGTCAGCGTGTACAAGGTCGAGCCAGCCGAGGCCGTCCTTGCTTGCAACCTGCTCGCCAAAGACGACTGAAGGGCGGCACTGGCTGATGAGATGGTGCCAGTGCGGCCAGAGGTGCCGCTGGTCATCAAACCCGCCTCTTGCACCTGCCGCGCTGAAAGGCTGGCACGGGCAGCTTCCTGTCCAAACAGGACGGTCGTCGGCCCAGCCTGCGGATCGCAGGGCGTAGGACCAGACCCCGATGCCTGCGAAGAAGTGGCACTGGGTGAAGCCTCTGAGTTCATCAGGGGCAACATCGACAATTGATCGGTCATCCACAACTCCATCTGCTATGTGGCCTTGCTTGATAAGTTCCCGCAGCCATGCTGCTGCCTTGGGGTCGATCTCGTTGTAATAGGCTGGCATTACTTGATCCCCAATCTATCCAAGGCGAAGTATGATTTCTTGTAACTCTCAATGAGGCGGTCAACGCTGTCGATCTTGTCTTTGAGTTCCCGCGTGGGCCTAGTGTCGTTGTAGATCGTCAGCGTCTCGCGGTAATCCCACAGCGCGGTCAGCACGATGTGGGTGTCCATTGCTCCAAGTCTAACAGCCATCTCACCACCCCATCCCGAAGCCGACGAGGAAGCCCGCGTAGAGCAGGCCGAAGATGCACAGGGTGCCGATCAGGTCGGCGGCGATGTCACGGATACGCATTATTTGATCTCCTTGTTTGCATTGATTGCTGTCATCAGGCGCTGGCGCAATTCGGCGCGGCGCAAGTGGAATGTCATCTCTTCGATGCTGGTGTAATCGTGCTGGTTGTGTTCCGACATCATGATGTCGCCGTCGATGCACTCAATGGCCGTCTCGGCCTGCTCCAGCGTGATGGTTACAGTCTTAGTCATGTTAGTCTCCTATCAAAACGGCGGCTCTTCGCCGGGGTAAGTTGGTTTCCACTGGGGCGGCGCGTAGGCCGCTGGCTGGGGGCGGGGTGCTGGCTTGGCAATAATGCCAAGCCTGTTGAGTTCGAGTTCGAGGTCGGTCATGCGGCGGCCAGCGCGCGCCGGACGGCATCGTAGCTGACATATGCGAAGTGCTGACCGTTCCAAGTCACTTGCCACTGATGGCCGCGAACGTGCGAGAAGGTGAAGTCTCCGGATTTGATTTCGGACTTGGTCATCTTAGTCATCCTTGTTTGCTAGTTCGTATCCCCACCATACAGCCACAAGCACCGCATGCAAGCATAAAAATGCGCTTGACGCAAAATTATTTCACAAATAGACAGATCGAATCGAAGCACAGGAGGATGCCGTGAAGGCTCAAGACCAAATCAGACAGTGGGCGGCGGACGGCGGGCGCAAGCTTGGCTGGATCGCTGACCAAGTCCCCGTCGCCAAATCCAGCATGTCACGCTGGATGCAGAACAACATCACGCCCGGCGCGATCTACCGCAACCGGCTGGCCGAGATCACCGGGATCGACAGCCTGCGTGACAAGGGGGCGTGGAAATGAACCGGGGCCAAATACTCGACACCGCAAAGGCATACGTCACCAAGGATCGCGCAGACACGCACGGGGACGCGGAGAGCAATTTCAACCTCATCGCCCTGTACTGGACCGCGCACCTCGACACCATCGTGACCGCCCACGACGTGGCCGTGATGATGACCCTGCTGAAGCTGGCCCGCGCCAAGTCGAACCCGGCACACGCGGACAACTGGATCGACGGCTGTGGCTATCTGGCCTGCGGCGGCGAGATCGCGGTGAGGGAAACCAAATGAAGCTGCAAGAACTCAAAGCAATCATCGACGGCTTGGTTGATGTCCACGGCGGCGAAATGGACACGAAGTTCAAATACCGCTTCGGATCGGGCCGCACGGCGCAAGGTGCTGTGACATCGTATCAGGTCGGCCCGCCAATGCAGGGCGACAGGCGAGGGTTCGTCCGCTTTGACATCGACCACGCGCGCGGGGAGCCTGAGTGATGTCATACATAATCGGCATCGACCCCGGCAAAAGCGGGGCCATCGCGCTCCTCGACACTGACGAAATGCAGGTCAAGACGTACGACATGCCCGGCACGCTCGACGAGAAGATGGGCCTCATCGCGGCCTTCGGCCCGGTCAAATGCTGCTGGCTGGAGCGGCCCTTCTTTCCCCGGATGATCGGGATCAAAAATGCAGTCACCATCGCTGTCGCGTACGGTGAACTGAAGGCTTGCCTGTTCTTCGGCGGCGTGCCGACGTTTGAGGTGGACCCGTCCGCTTGGAAGAAGACCATGCGGCTCTCGACCGACAAGAACGCCAGCCGCGCGCTGGCCAGCCAATACTTCCCCGACTGCTCGGACCAATGGAAGCGGGTGAAAGACGACGGCAGGGCCGAGGCGGCGCTGATCGCATATTACGGATGGAGGAAGAAATGACCAGACGACCGTTCACCGGGCTGCCAGAGGACATGTACGCCCGCTACGACGATCAGGACCAGAATAACCGAGACTTCATCGTGGCGGCCTA